AATGTGGCACACATGCTAGAGGAAGACCTCTTCCTGTATTAATTAAAGTCTCTCCCCCCCCAATTATCATCCCAATTATCATGAATATAAAAAGAATAATTTAAAGTGAATTTACCATCATCATGCCAATTTATTCCTGAAAATTTATCATATTCATAATAGCGAATATTTATTCTTGAATTAATTTGATAAGGTATGAATGGACAATCAATTAGTGTTTGAGAAAATTTTTTAAATATATCAATATCGCTTTCAATTTTACCCTTGTATATAGTCGCAAGCTCTTTTGTATATTTTATATTTTTCATTGTTACAAAATTATTTTTATCTTTAAAAAGAATTTTTTCCCATTGATGATGAGAGTCTGAATCAACAGAGTAATCGAAAGAAGAAATTTTTTTAAATAAATTTTTTGGTAAGAAATCACTTATAAGAAGAGCACAATCATCTATATTTGCTTTAATATGCATTTATTTAAAACTTTTTTTATTCCAAAACATAGACTTGTATCTATCTACCCATTCACTACCCAAAAAGTTTAAAGTTTTAACATGAAGTTTTTCTAAATAAAAACCAGACCACATCTTCCAAGTCTCACGTTTAAATGGTACTACTTGAACCATCGGTTCTCCCTTTTTAATTAAAAATTGTTTATCTCTTTTTTTTAAAATAAAAGGAAAATTAATTACGTTTATATAATTATCTGTATCTACTACACCTTCAATAATTTTCCAGCGTTCTTCTAATCTATTCATTGGAGGTATAAATAAACAGCTGTATCCAGGCGGTGTTTTAATTAACCATTTATTAATAAATTTACCTGCATTTTCCCCTGTAGTCTTGTGCCATTCTTTTGGTAATTGTGTCTTACTATGAAATCCAAAGTCACTTTGTTCTCTATTGGCAGGCGTAACACTAAAATCTTTTTCCACGGGATCTATTAAATAATCTTGATCGAAAGGTATTATGTATCCTGCTGTCATAGAATCTAAAAAAGGCATACAAGTTTTAACTGTAGGGTTATGTAAGTCTCCATCCTTAAACCTTTTAAGGTTTTTGTATTCAGGAGGTACGAACCTAGAAGCAGGCTGTGGATGTGGCCAAACATCTAACATTTCTTTATCAATAGCACAGAAAATTATTTTTTTATTAAACATACTTATATTTTTCATTATATTCACCAGGGTGATTTCTAAGGAAACAATTTGTAGAATATCTTTTTCCTTTTGTAATTTTATTTACTTGATGAACCCAATAATAATCGGCCGGCCATATTAAAGCTTGACCTTTTTTTAATTTTATTTTTTTTTTATTTCCCCAAAAACCAAATTCACCACCTTCGTAATTATCATTTAAATTTATAGTACAACTACCATAGGTGCCTGGATCATGATCGGTATGAGGGTGAATTTCTGACCCTACTTCATATTTTAAAAGTCTATATTTATGAGGATACATAATAGCATCTTTAATTAATACATGAAACATTTTAAAACTAGCAACATTTTCTTGAAAATAACCAACCATTTCTTTTACTTTTTTATGAACTAACTCACAAGCTTCACTGTTTTCCTTAAGTGTCTGTGCTAAAAAACTTGAATGTTGATCTATTCCTGTAAAAGCGTTAGGACAATTTTCTAAATAAATTTTTTGTTTATGTTCTTCAAATGTATTAATTAAAAAATCACATTCTTCATCAGTTAATAATTTTTTTTTTATTACTAATAATTTTTCTAAATTAATCATTTTTGCATAATTCATTATAATCCACTGATTCAAACCACACAAGAGCGGCGTATCTACCCATAGATTGAGAGTCCCACAATAAAGGACTGTGCCAACAGTCTTCAGCCGTAAAGAGAACGGCTCTGTTTTCCTTAAAACCTATGTGAGTATTTAAATCATAGCTTTTTTCACCTTTTAGGTAAAATCCTGTTCCACTGTTTACTTCTTCTGTTCCCTTAATATAGATCATTAAGTGTCTTTCTCCTGGAAATTCTTCCCTATCGGAATGGGGATGGGGCTTTCGAGCGTTGGTCAAAGTCCAAGCGGCCATACTTATTCTTTTCATTTCTTGTCTAAATTTCTTTCTTACATTTTCCCTAACAATTTTAATAAAATCATCATCATAAGAAATTACAGATGAAAAAAATATATGTTCTGCTTCTCCCTTCTTTACATACATAGGAGTAAACGAAATCCTATCTATGTTTTTATAAATATTGTTAAAAACATCTTTGGGCAAGAAATCATCTATAATGTGAATGTTCCACCCCATTATTTCTCCTTATTATTTACAATAAAATTAAACGACATTGATCTTCTTATTTCTCCTTTTATTTTAGTTTTAAAAGGCATTACACAATGTTGGTGACGGGCGTGAAAAATATAAAAATCCCCGACTTTAGGGGTAACGTAATAAGTGGTGTTTCCCCCCATTATAAAACACAGCGTCCCGTCCTGGAATTTATGAGGATCTTTTGCATCGTTAATGAATTCGGGAATCTTTAAAAATAAAACTGTCGACCAGCCAGATCCGTCATGGTGAGTGTGTGGAGGATTATATTCCCCCACTTTCATATCATTTATCCAGCATCCTATGATGTCCAAATTGTAGGAGTTACTTGGTAAGCATTTAAATTCAATGCTTTGCTTAATATGTTTTTCCATGCATTTAACGATTTGAGGAAAAGAATCCGTTGATTGGATAATGTTTAGCATCTCCAATTCACTGTCAAGTCTACCCGCCAGGCGAGGACCGTAACTTTTTAAACCGTCCTTGGCAGCTTCATACTTTTTATTAAGGTTTTTAATGTATTTATCGGCTATTTTATAGTGGCCAATAAAAAAGGAATCTGTAATGACTTTTGCTTTCATTCTATTTTCTCCCACTTCCATATCACAATTTCCTTGTCCAGAAAACTTATATCTATGTAATTTTATATAATTTGATATATATTAATAATGAAAGAAATTAAGAAAATTTACGTCTCTACTCCGGCTTATGGGGGCATGTGCCATATGGGATATCTCCATTCCCTGCTTAAATTGCAGATGATGTGCATCCATAAAAAACTAGCCATGTGCTATAATAGCGTGACCAATGAATCATTGATTACCCGGGCGAGGAACACCTGCGTTTCTGAATTCCTGAATGATAAAAGCAAACCAACCCATCTAATGTTCATTGACTCCGATATTCAGTTCGATCCCATGAGCATTAAGAGAATGCTTGATTATGACAAGGATGTGGTTTGCGGGGTATATTCAAAAAAAGACATTAATTGGGATTATGTGTATCAAATCACCAAGGAGCATCAGCAGAAGAAAATCAAGGACAATGACCTGCTTTTTTCCGCGTCCCTGGAATACAACCTTAATTTCAAGGACCCTATGAATGTAAAAATAGAGAACGGATTTGTCGAAGTTCATGACGGCGCTACCGGCTTTATGCTTATAAAAAGGGAAGTTTTTTACAGGATGAAAAAGGCATATCCAGAGTTGCAATATAACACGGATCAACTTATAAATGGTCAAAAGTATAAATCAAAAAATACATGGGCTTTTTTTGATACTATGATTGATCCGGACGATAGAAGATATTTATCAGAGGATTATGCTTTTTGTAGACTATGGCAGAAAATTGGTGGTAAGATATATGCAGATATTAAAAGTCCCCTCACACACTGGGGTACGTTCCCTTTCAAGGGACACGTAGGAACACGATTCAAGAGCAAAGAGGAATATTATGCCACTGACAAAAGTAAACTTCAAACCGGGGATAAATAAGCAGGACACCGATTACGGCGCGGAAGGGGGATGGACGGATGCAGATTTTGTCCGATTTCGCTACGGACTCCCAGAAAAATTGGGAGGATGGGTGGAAGCGAGCACAAGCACCGTCATCGGGATAGCCAGAGCTCAGTTCTCATGGTTTACTTTAGACCAGACGCGATACACAGCCCTCGGAACAAACAAAAAATTATACGTGATGTCGGAGGGGACCCTTTTTGACGTTACTCCCATTCGTTATACAGCTTCAGCCGCCACAAGCACTTTTACCACCACAACTTCAAGCGACGCCGTTACGTGCACCGTATCGGCTCATGGAGCTTCTGACGGTGATTTTGTCACCATATCATCAGTCTCCTTGATTCCCGGCACAAG